CAAGGATCTTTAAAGCCTCGTGACAAAATACCGGTCCTGAGACCATTTGGTATAGTCGGGCTCAAAGTTCGCGAAGAAGATCACGTGTGGCGGGCGAAAGAAGACAGTCTTGCTCTCGTACTTCGTCGAGACAACCCTTCCATTCTTCAAGTCTTCCGCTAGAGAATAAACTCCATCCAGATAGCTTGCTCTCCCCTCCCCCGGTTCGTTGGTCCGGGCCAGATCGAACAAAACAATGCTGGTTGGCTTCTGGGCATAGATATACGCCATGTCGACCTTCTTGCCTACAGTCAGGATCGTCGCTCCGTGCATAGCTCCCAAGTAGTTCACCATCCAGCTCTTCCCCACGTTCCCATCCGTCTCCCATATCCAATGGATCTTCCGGGGACAAGCTTCCTCTACTACAACATCCATGATAGCTTGTTGCCACGGCCTCAATACAGCAGAGTCGTATAGCTCGCGCAAAGAGCTTTGCTGCTTCGCTGAGTCTCTCGCCTGTACCCGTTCTTTAATAAATCTGCTGAATGAAGCGGCTTGCTGAAAATGTGTCTCACAGATCTCATCGTATGTCGCTCCACTCTCAATTGCTTTTTTAACATCTTCTAAGTCATTGCGTGCACCTTTGCGTCCCATAGTGATGCGCTCTCCCTTCTCGATAAAAGTCGGGTTCTCCGGCTTGTTCTTCCCGTTCTTGGTGTAAGGACCATGGACATAGTCGTAATTATCATCATCGGATCCTACAGTGTATTGCTCAAAATGCACACGGCTCCATCCCGGCCATGTGCTCTTGATTGTAGTGTATTTGCACTGCTTTTTAAGCTGTATGTAACCTTGGAGGTGAGGTGTTCCCTGATCTCCAACTTCTTCTGCAAGGCAGATGTATTGTACCTTGGTGTCATTGATATCAAGTATTTGTTGACGCTCAATGGGCGTCCAGTTGTTTAGTGTGAAGCAGTAAGCCAGCGTGGGCATGCTCTTGTCCTTTGGCTGCTTCGTAAGTGGGGTGAGGTCTTATAGAGATTTCCACCCACTATATTTAAAAAAATTCAAAGATATTCAAAGATATTCAACAATATTCATGAAGGAAGGTGTAACGACCTTGGGAGTCACCCATAACGGCTGCTGGGCCTGGTCACGTGGCAGTAACTAGGTGGGGGGCCCAGTATTACCCCCCACCTAGATACCGGATACCCACCTGGATACTCACCTCTATTTAAGCAGGTAATTCACCCTCCCCCTTTCCAAATTGATGGAAGATGCCATACAAGAGAAAATACCGTTCCCGCCCGTTCAGGAGGACTCGTCGTGGGAAGTTCAGTCGTCGGCGGGGTCGTCGCAACTTGAAGAGTCTGATTTCCAGAGTGATGATGAAGAAGACGGAGACGAAGTACTTCGATATTGGGACGGAGAATCGCCAACTGTATCACAACCTTGGCGGAAACGGCTCGCTCATTCCTCTTTCAGTGACTAGTTTGAATCCTTGGTTTAACCCTTGGTCTAACATTGCTGAAGGTTCTAGACGTTATGAACGTATTGGAAATAGGATTGAACCTCGTGGAATGTCCCTTAAGATATACTTGGCTAACAAGATTGATCGTCCGAATACTATGGTTCGGATTATCGTAGCTATTCTACCTAAAGTGGTCGGTGCAACGCTCACAACACCTCAGTTTGACCCATTTCAAGTAGCTAATTCCGGAACCGGCCTTGGAAACAACATGTTGTTGCCAGCAGACACTGACGAAGGCGTCAAGTTTCTATATGATAGGATTCATCGGTCTAGCAATCAGTCTTGGAGTGGTGTTGGTGGCACAGGTTTGAAGGAACAAACAAAAGTTATCAGGCTATGGATCAAGCGCAAGCGCTCTCGTCCTATCATGTTCAATGATGATGACAGTCAAATCGTTAACAAGCCAATGGCTGTCTACGCTATTCCGTATGAACAGTATAGTACTTTAACTACAGACAACATTGCGTCGCTCGCGGGTTACATGAGAATGTATTACAAGGATCTTTAAAGCCTCGTGACAAAATACCGGTCCTGAGACCATTTGGTATAGTCGGGCTCAAAGTTCGCGAAGAAGATCACGTGTGGCGGGCGAAAGAAGACAGTCTTGCTCTCGTACTTCGTC